TTAGAGTATGTTCTTGGAAGCAAGAGACCTGCTCAAGATCCAGAAGTCTTTGATGAAGATGATGATCGTGGTGAAGCAGAAGAATTAGTAACTGCTGCTGTATCCACACCCCCAACTACCTCAACGGTAGACAAAGACGAGGATGATGCATTATCTTACTTTGCAAAACTCGCAGAAGAGTAGTAACCTAGTCAGTATTCAATTAGCAACACTCTGGTTAGTGTTCATGTCTTAATACTCAGTTAGTATTCAAATCATAAAACTTTTATTAGTTTTCATAGTGAAATGCTCAAAAAGAGGTCTCTGACCTCTTTTTTTTATGGTAATGTTATATTAGTATTTTCCGTTTGTATTGTTTTGTCATTAAGATATTCTGATGACTCGTTATAAATCATAATCTCTCTCATATCATTTAAAAATTCTTGAAGATATTCTTCTCTTAGAACAAATATTTTACCTTTTTCATCATTAATTCTTGTTTCATAATCATAATTACTTACTCCTACCACAGGATTTAACGTTGCGTTGGGTGTGCCTGGTTTGGGTATCGTAAAATTACTATCAACAACCTTTCCTTTGGGTAAAATTAATCTACCACTACTATCTTTGACCTCAGTGGTCTCAAAAAATCTTGTTGAGTTTAATGCATCTCCATACTTATTTAAACTATAATCAAATAAATCTTTAGGATTCAATGGCCACTCATTTCTTACATTAATGATACCTGCAACTGTTAACACTACCCAATCAAATTGTGCACTCCCATATAAATCCTCTGCTACAGTGTCAGGTCTTGCTCCCATCGGTATTTCATACTTATTGAAAAGAGTAAAATTGTTTTGTAAATCATCTCTCATTTTTGCACGACGAAATACATTTTTCACATCAATAAAATCCAAAGATGAAGTTTTATTCGGTAAAAAAGATGGGTATCTTAAATTTGGTAGTTCTCTGAAGTATCCCATTAGTATCCTACTGCCTCTGTGCCTGGTCTTTCATCATAATCAATATCATAAATTGGTTGTATCTCTTTAAATGATAAATCTAAAGTCATTGACACAGGTGTACCATCATCATATGTTGAATAAACTCCATCAGCAGTGTATGTTGTTTGTACATCACTCAAGAAACATTGTTTAAATCTGTTTAGAAATGGGTGATTTTTTCTACCTGTGCGATATCTTAATTTAAAAACATTTGGAGTTTTCAAGAACCAATTACCAGAGTTTAATGTTCCACCTTGTGCTTGAGGTGCCATGTTTCTCTTAAATGCACGAATAATTAATTTAACTTGCTCTGCCTCTTTTTCATTTCTTGGTGTAAATTTAAATGAGAATCTAAAGTTACGAAGAGTCGGACCTCCAAATAACAATTCCATATTTGGATTTAATATCTCACCAGTGCTTCGTGCTAAAAGTTGATTGAAGTTGACATTTGCACCAAATTGATTCACTGCTGCTGATGCTAAACCTTTTATAACAATATCCTTTGCTGCCTCTGGAGATCCTACACCACCTTGAACCCTACTTTTAAATACACCAGCTGTGTCACGTAATGCGTCTGCCTGTGCTTTTACTGGTTTTGTAAAATCAATTGATTGCATCGCACCCTCAGCTAGTTCAATACCTGCAGCGGCAAGACCATTTAAGTTTGAACTATCATATCGAACATTGTTTGTATCTTGTAATTGTGCTGGTATTGGTAGTAAGATTGAACCTGCATTTATTATTGGTTTAGTAGACAGACGACTTGCTGATCTTCTTCCAGCTCGGTCTGTTGTAAAACGATTACCAGTCACATAACGATTATCATCACCAGGTGCAGATGCATAACCACTACCTATTGGAACATATTTTTCAATGTCTATCTGTAGATAATCAGTATGTTCAGTTAGCCCTTCGAGAGGATATCTAAGAACACCACCTTGTTTTCTTTGTGCGTATCTTCCTAATCTTTTACGATTTTGCTCCCTTATTTGTTTACTTAACTGAGATCCACGAGCAGAAGCTTTATCACTATTTACTTCATTTCCACTACTGGATTTTTTATAAGGTTCTAAAGTTTCTCGATATTCCTGTGATGCGTAGTATAATTCTTGTTCTTTATAATCTTCTCCAAAATTACGTTGTCCTTCGGGTACTGTTTCAGCTTCATTTACATTATTTTCAGCTACTAATTCTTCTTCATCATTGTTATTACCGAAATTATTTTTTCTAAAAGTTCTTAAAGAATCAGATGCTTCAGATAATTTTTGATATAAAAGTGGTGCAGTAAATAAAGTGGCACCTGCTACTATTGGAACAAATATCGCCATAATCTCTCTTTTTTAACTATTTATACGGTATTTTGCGAATGGTAAAGTATTTAGGTCTTGTAACTCTTCATTTGTAACCTGATATAGTTGACCAACCACTTCTTGAAACGTATATGAACGGGATTGACCCCAGTGAAAGTTGATACCTTTGAATCCCCAATCAAATATATTTGTTACTGCCACTAGTGGATTTTGATCATAACGACCTGGTGTTTTTGGTTGATATACAAATACATATATCTTGCCAACTTCAGGTATTGATGCTATACTATCACCTAAGACATCCATGATTTCAATCATGATATCGTCAGCATCTTCTGTACCAAGAAGATTATCTACGAGTGGTGCGATTCGACTCATTTGATTCCTAATTCGTTTTCAGTCATCACCTTGAATTCCCACATACGATCTTTACAAAACTCATCTGCTGCTTTCCATTTTGCTTGGTTCTTAGCGTATTCATATACTTCTCTTAAATAAGTTTTGGTCTGTCTTTTGGGTTTTTTTGGTTTTTGTGTTTGTTTGTGTGGTTTTACTTCTATTAAATATCTTTTGATTCTACCAGTATTTTCTTGGACTTTAATATAAAAGTCAGGGAAATATCTATGAACTTTATTATCAACTGGAGATCTATATGGTAATGCTATCTCTTCACTCCCCCATTCAAGTATTCTTTCATTTTTATCACAATACACCATGAATTTTCTTTCCCAAAGTGACCTATATATTATATTCGTGGGATCACCTTTATACTTTCTAGGAAAGGAAGGATAATATTTTCCTTTATATGACATAAATAGAATTACAATATATACGTATTTAGAGTGCGAGAATCATTAGCTAGAAGTATAACAATGGCAAACGCTAAGGGTCTCTTAGGAGCCTTAGCACAAGACAACCATTATGTTGTTACTTTTTCATCTCTGACACCTGCGGTTGAATCATATTTAAGAAGGTACACTGGAATAAGTAATATCAAAGATTTTCTTTCTAGAAAAGCAGGTATTCTTTGCGATTCAGCATCGTTACCTACAACAGCTTATGCAACTGCCGAGGTTAAAGATAATTTCATGGGTATTCCCCAACAATATGCACACACAAGAATATATACTGATCTTGATTTTTCTTTTTATATTGATGAAGATTATACCTTATTGAAAATGTTTGAGGGTTGGATGGAATATATTTCAAGTGGGTCTGATGGGTCAGTCAGTCAATCACACCGTGCATATTATAAGAGAATGAGATATCCAGACACATATAAATGTAATACCATGTATATTAACAAATTTGAGAAAAATTACAAAAGGTCAATTAGATATCAATTTGTTAACGTATTTCCAAAGAGCATGGGTGCAATACCCGTTGCATATAAAAGTGCAGACCTTTTAAAGGTTTCTGTATCTTTTAATTTTGATCGCTATATAATAAACGGTTAGAAAACCACTATAAATAATTTTACTGAATTGATAGTTTATCATGCCTTTACCTAAAGTAAATACACCAACATATGAATTGGTGCTGCCCTCAACTGGAAAAAAAGTCAAATATAGACCATTTCTTGTAAGAGAAGAAAAAATTCTCATTATGGCACTTGAAACAGAGGATATCAAACAAATCACTCAAGCAGTTGTTGATATTTTGACTGAATGTATTTTAACAAAGGGTATTAAATTTGAAAATCTTTCAACATTTGATATAGAATACTTATTTTTGAATATACGTGCAAAGTCAGTGGGTGAGACTGTTGAAGTCAATCTTATTTGCCCTGACGATAATAAAACATCTGTCACAGTTGCTATCGACATTGATTCGATTAAAGTTAAGAAAAATCGAAAGCATAAGAACATAGTCAAACTTGATGATAATTTATCTCTTAAATTAAAGTACCCATCACTTGACCAATTTATAGGTAGTAATTTTGAATCAAAGGATGATCAAAGTATATCATCAACTCTCAAAGTTATTACATCATGTATTGATGTTATATACACTGAAGAGGAAAGTTGGGTAGGATCTGACTCTACTGAAAAAGAACTTGAAGAATTCATTGATCAATTGAATACAAAACAATTTCAACTAATAGAAGAGTTCTTTAATACTATGCCAAAATTGAGTCACCCAGTTAAGGTAAAGAACCCGATTACTGGAGTTGAATCAACTGTTGTATTGGAGGGATTAGCTGCTTTTTTCAGCTAGGTATGGCTCACACGAATCTTGAGTCATACTATAAATTAAACTTTGCTTTGATTCAGCATCATAAATATTCATTAACAGAGGTGGAAAATATGATTCCTTGGGAAAAGGACATCTATGTATCACTACTCAAAGAATATATTGAAGAAGAAAACTTAAAGGCACAACAAAGAAAAAATGGATGATAAATCTCCAGCATATGAAAATTTTATGAATAAGATGGCTGCTATGAATAGTGGTCCGAAAATTAAAGTCACTTCAATGAAAATTGGTGGGTTAGAGAAGAGAGTCGCTAATAATGAGAAAAAGATAACAAAAATAAAAAACATATTTAAAGCACAAAAAATTGATATAGGGGATAAAATATCACCTAAAGATAGTCCCATCAATGTTACACTTGAAGAAACAAATGAGATATTAAAAGACGTAAGTGAAATATTAACAACTGACTATCTAAGAAGACAAGAGGAAGAGGAACAAGAAATAAAGAAGATGAGAGATCTTCTTAGGAAAAAAAGACAAAAAGATAGTGAGGATGAACTAGAATCAGCAAAAAAATCAAATAAAAAAGTTGGTGGATTTATATCTAAAACAAGTAGTAAACTTGTAAAACCCTTTACTGATATTTTTGGTAGGATTGGTAATTTCTTAACTTTGATTGGTATTGGTGGTTTAGTCAATACTGCATTTTCTTTCTTTGCAGATAAAGAAAATCGTATGAAATTTGATGGTGCATTTACATGGTTGACTGAAAATTGGAAATTAGTTCTTGGTGGTATCGCTGCTATAGCTGGTGCAGGTGTGATTGTAAGTCTAATTGGAGCATTTGCAGGTATCGGAACCTTATTTGGTATTCTTTTAAATCCATATGTTTTACTGGGTCTTGGATTGACTGCAGCATTCATTCATGGATTTACGGGAAAAACAGGAGCTGAACGTATAAACACAGTATTACAGGAACAATATGGTGGTGATCGAAAAGCGATGATTGCTGATTTGGAAAAGATAATGAACATGAGTGATAAACAATTGAGAGAATTATATGGTGGATATGGTGCGAATATGACGGGTGTTAGAAATGAGATAGCAGAACAAATTTATTTTCTTAAAACTGGTCAACAGATTAGGTACGGATTTAATTTATTTAAAACTGCAAAAGATTATGCAAATGAAGCAGAGTATAATGAAGATTTAGATTTTAGTACTTTCAAAGACTCTCGTTCAGGTATTATGGATACTTTTAATATTTTTGACCAGTCGGGCAGTGATGTGAAACCCATAAGTAATGGTGAGGATTTAAGTTTAAATAATAATTTAGATGTTGATTTTGTAGATTTACCTCCAATTGATATGAGAAAAGTAAATAATGATATTGATACAAATAATAGTGCAACCACTGTCATTGACGGTAATTCAATCAATCCACTAAATGAATATATGAGTGATGTTCCAGTGGCTTTAGGTTTTAGTGACATCTGATGATTGAGCAGGTAGAACAATTAAAACTAAATGCAAGGAACATAAAAAGTTCTCTGGTATCTTCAAACGCCAAAATGAAGAAATTAAGATTGAAAAGATCAAAATTATTACTAGACGACACAAGAAGAGATAAAATAAGTAAGAGAGAAAAGAAAATTGAGTCAACTTCAGGAAATTTTGGTAGGTCATTAAAAAATATTGGAAAAAATATATTGTCAAAACCTCTTGATATAATGTCGAAGATAACTTCACTTGCATCACTCTTATTATTAGGTGTAGCAATTAATAATATGGAGGTTCTTGCAGAAAAAGTAAAAGAGATATTTGATAAAATTGTTCCTCCCATAAAAGGTTTTTATGAGGGAGTTGTCAGTATATACAAGGGAGCAAGAGATTTCATAAAAACTATAAATGAAAATCCGATGGTTGAGGGTATTAAAGATTTATTGGGTGGTAAACAATTAAATCTTCTAAAAGATGAAGCAAAAAGGTTAGAAGAACAAGGTAAACAATTTAATGAAGAAGCAAAAGCTTGGGAAATGGGTGGAATGGCAAACAGCTCAAATCTTGTGATTAGAGGTTTAGCTAGGATGCCAGAGAGTAATTTAAGAGATATAACATTAAAAGAAAAATTAAATAAAGACATGCAATTATTACCAAATACAAAAGCAAGTAACGCATTTAAAACAATGATTCTTGATTCAAATGGATTAGTTGAGTTAAGAGATTTAACAGCAGGAGATGACGGAGGTTATATGATTAACATACCTGGTGCATCTAACGAGAAAACACGAGAGTGGATGAATAATAATGCAGAAAGTTATGGTTTTAGAAAGTTAAATGATAATCAATATAAATTTGTTGGTTCACAAGTTTCTTTAAGTTCTAATAAAACAAATAATATAGGAAAATTACCAGCAGGTTCTGGTAATGGTGAAAATATATTAGCAGTTAGACAGGTGGTGATAACATAATGTCAGCAGCTGGAGCATCACAATATAATCAATTGCAGGTATCAAAACCTAGAAGAGGTATTGTAGTTGATACGAAAGGAAAGATTATTGGGTTTGATTTTTATGAAAGTTTATTTTCCCCAACGGTAACTGCAACCATGACTCAGTATGATACTGGTGGAACTGTTGCAAGTGAAGATAGTGGATTGAGAGGCACGTTGAAAGATGCATTGCCAATTGAAGGATTTGAAGAAGTTGGATTTGAAATAGCAACAAGATATGGTACTTTGGATTTTATGAAAAAACCAATGATTATCACAGGCACACCAACTACAATTGATGAACCACAGAGACAAGTTATATTAATAAATATGGTATCTAAATATTCACTTATTAATTCAAAAAAAGTGAGTGGCAGAGTTTATCCACAGGCACCCATAAGTGATATAGTGACAAAAATTTTATCAGATCCGAGTGGATTAAACATTCCTAAAAATCAACAATTTATTCATAAGACAAGGAATGATGATAAAGTTAGTTGTAATCACGAAGCTCCTCTTGAAGTTATAATTGGATTATGTAAAAAATCAATTCCTCTTGGAAAAGATAGTTCAGATCCAGCACCAGGTTATTTTTTATTTGAAACTAAGTCTGGATTCCATTTTAAATCTATTGATGTGTTAATACAGGAGGGAAAAGAAAATCTAAAAAATGATTCCTATAGAAAAACACATACATATGGATATTTTCCAACAGGAAGTAAAGATTTAAAATCAGAGGGAAATGATTTTCAAGTTCTTTCAATACCAGATGTGCAAAGAGATCAAAATATATTGAAATCTGTAAGAAGAGGTGAGTATAACGTGCGAATATGCACCTTAAATACACTAACACACCAATACGATGAAAGAATAGTAAACTTATTATCTGGATCTAATTTAGGTAAAAAGCAAGAAAAGCAAAAAGATAGAGATTTTCACAAAACATATTCCTATCTTTTAAATCCTGGTGCAGATGCAAAAGATGTTAGTTTAAATGTGTTGAATAGTCCAGACTTGTATGAACCAAGGGCAATGATGAGATATTCATTACTTCAGGCTCAATTAGTAAAAATTACTGTTCCTTGTAATATGGAACTTGAAGCAGGTGATGTTATTCAACTTGATTTGGGTAACATTACTGATGATGATAAATTAATTGAAGTTTATAATTTACATCGAAGTGGAGCTTATCTTATCATACATTTGTGTCATCATTTTGATAGTGATAATTCATACACATACCTTACATTATGTAGAGACACTTACGGAAAAAGGACAAGCATAAGATGAGTTCACCACTAAGTTCAAGACCATTTTTAAATTCAAGTAACAAAGATCAGTATGGAAAAAATCCTTTACAGTCTTGGGTAGGAAAAGTTGTGTCATACGATTCTCAGAAAGAGCAGATTGAAAATGGGTGGGGTTGGAGATATAAGGTTAGAATTTTAGGAGACAATTCAAACAATGATCAGGTAGATGATGAAGAGTTAAGTTATGCAATATGTTTGTTACCAACAACAGCAGGGTCTGGAGCTGCATATAAATTAAGATCAGTTAGAGTAAGTCAAGGTGATATGGTCTATGGTGTATATGGAGGAGATGGTCCTCGAATTATACTTGGAGTTTTTCCAAGGACAAGAGATAGTTTTGCGAGACAGAGCACAGGAAAATTTGGTACGTTGTCTGGATTTTATGGTGGGTTAACAAATACTGCTATAATAAGTGGTGAATTTAACGAACAATTAGGACCTACCACACCAAATACAAGTGCGATTGATGTAAATAAATCAAATCGTACGGAGGCAGATCCCCTTCCAGAAAATTTTGGTATTGCTACAAAAAAAACATCTGGAGAGCAACCTTGGAATGGACCTGGTAATCCAATAGCAGTTTCACAAATAAAGTATATTATTAGGAATGCTGAGTTTACAGAAGAAAAAATAGATGCAGTGAATCAAGGAGTTACACAAGGTTTGATAGATAAAGATGTTGCTAAAAAAATGATATTGTTTCTACAAAATAAAAATAAACAATCAAATGAGGAGGCAATAAGAATAGGATTTCCACCCCCTCCTGAAAATACAGACTAAATAAACATATCAAGGTGTAAATATGACTGATTCTGTTCTTTTAGCAGTCCCAAGAAAGTGTTCTACAACAACTAAGTCAGAGATAACAAACGCATTAAATAATTTTTTTAATAATGTCTCTGGTGGGTTAGGTGGTGCTCTTTCAGTGATAGATCAAATTGAAAGCACTGCGAGTAAACTTACAGACATAGTTGGTGGAATTACAACAAATTTAAGCACTTTACTTGAAGATCGACTAGGTAGTTTTATATCTTCAGCTATGGATGGTGTCAAAACATTTTTCCTTGCAAAAATGGGACCTCTTGCTGCACTCGCACAGTTCAATGCTTTTTCACTTAGTGCGTTGAGTCCCGTCAATGCCTTATTTGGTGCCTTTGGATGTCTTGGGTCTACAGTAAAAAAGGCATTAAATAGCACGATAAAAAATATGCTATCAAATGCGATAAAAAAAGGAATCGTTAATCCCATAGCATGTGCAGTAGATCAGTTTATCGGAAACATCACTTCTAAGATAACAAGTGTGATGGACTCAATCATAGGTCCTTTTTTAAATCCTATCAATAATTTGTTTAGTATTATAGGTAGAGGTTTTGGCACAGTTAAAAATTTTCTTGGTGGTGGTATTGATTTGATATCAAAAATACAAGGTCTAATTAATTGTAAAGATGACAATTTTAATTCAGTATGTCCACCTCAGAATGAGTATAAGTTAAATTCCTCATCGTCAAAACCACCAGGTGATGCAGCAACACAAAACGCATTCACTAGAGGTTTAGAACAAGCAAATAAATGGTTAGAAGATAAAGCAGACGACATTGATACATATGGTTTATTCGGTAATAATAAAGATGCAGATGGTAATCCAATTGATATTAATTATGATTCAGGAGAGTGTGATGGTGGAAATGTATTAGATTGTGGTCTACCTAGACTTGAACTTTTTGGTGGAGATGGTGAAGGTGCTGCAGGAGAATTAATTTTAGGTAATTTTATTGAAGAAGTGGCATCAGAGGTTGATCAATTGGGTGATCCTAATCTTGAAGACACGATTCCATTAGTCAAAAGAACTGCTAGTATTATAGGAGTAGACATAACATATCCTGGTGAGGGTTATACTCAGGAACCAATAGTATCATTTGTTGATAATTGTGATCAAGGTTATGGTGCATATGGTAGAGCAGTTGTGGATAAGGATCCAAATTCACCAACTTATGGTCAATTAACTGATATTATCATCATATCAGAGGGTAAAAACTACCCAGCAGGTGAGGTTGAGGGATCATTCGTAGATAAAGTTCTTGTAGAGTTTGGTGGTCAAGGGTATAAATTAGAAGATAAAATAAAAGACTTTGAGATATGTGGGGTAGATGAGAACGGTGCGATTACAAAAATATGCACAAATAACTTAGAATATAAAAATACTCCTGTCATGAATATTGAAACGGAAACAGGTAGGGGTGCAATCTTAACACCAGTAATGACAAGAAGAAGAAGGTCTAGTGAATCTATAACTGTTATTGATTGTATTACTCCAAAAGGTAATATTGTAGGATATGTCAATGGAAAAGAATATAATGGTCCTTTCCATGTAATGCCGAATGGACAGAAAATGACAGGGGTAGATCATTCCGATGCTGATGACTTTATTTACAATACACCTCAAGAGAGTCTTAGATCAACTAGACAAACAAATATTACAGCATCTAATGTCAAGTTGAAGACAATTCAACAACTTGTTCAGGACAGTGAAGCATCACAAACAACAGGTGGTGAAACTTATGTTGATCCTGTTGATGATGCGATGGATGACACTGACACAACTCCACCAAGTTCACCACCAAGTTCACCACCAAGTTCACCACCACCATCATCACCTCCTAGTGGTGGATCATCAGGTGGAGGGTACGGTTACTAATGTTACCTTCAGGTCAAACAAGTGAATTAGGTTCTCCAGAAAGTAGAAACCCCGAAAGTAGGGTTCTAGACATTTTTGGTCCCAATCTTATAATTGAAAGTAATGGTCCTGTAGGTGTGGGTGGTGCGATAGCATATCAACTCTTTTCAATAACTGATAAGGGTATGAAGTATCAACAAGCACTTCATGCAAGTGGTCTTGCAACTATGGAAGCAGATGGTACTTTGGAAATTCAAACTGGAAAGAAAAATAAATCAGGTCGTGTAAGTTATCTTGCTATGGCACATAATGGTGATATGGCCATGACCGCATCAAATGGATTTGTTAGAATTAAAGGTCAAAATATTGTTCTCGATGCCGATAATGAAATTTTTCTACAGGGTAAAAAGGTAACAATTGGTAATGCAGACAAAACTACAGAGTCCACACAAGTATTTGGACAGAAGATAGTGTTCAATGGCAATAATGTCTACACTTATAGAGGTCGTAAAAAAATTAAAAAAATAGGTGCAGCTGCATTTTTGAGAGGAAGTAATCCATTATGACAAATTTTCCTGATCAATCAATATTTGATACACTTGAATCTGGTGATTCTGGTATTCAAAATTTATACATCTATGGCAAACTAAATTATGATTTCAAGAATGATGATATTATTGTTAATTCAATAAATGTAACCTCACCATCTGTATTTTCTGGTGATGTCACGTTTTCTAGTGGTGTGGATCTCAATGCGAGTTTAGATGTAAATGATAATCTAGTTGTTCAAAAAAGCAGCACCTTGGGTAATTCAACTGATGATTCTGTCATAGTAAATGGACATCTTTATGTTAATCGTTCTTTGCGTGATGCAGATGGTGACACTGGTTCATCAGGACAATTACTATCATCAACTGGAAGTGGAACTAATTGGATAGATGCAAATACCACGAGTGTAGCAAACTCAATAAATGTTGGCACTAATCTTAACTCCACAGATGCCGATCAGTTTGTAACATTTGTGGGAAGTAGTAGTGGTAATAATCCCATTCGTGTTGATAATGAATTAAAATATAATCCTAGCACAAATAGATTAACAGCAGGTTCTTTCGCAGGAGATGGATCAGCACTTACGGGGGTTGAATCTTTTGTAACAGGTATGATAATATTATGGTATGGTAATACGGGTAATATACCAACTGGATTTGTTCTTTGTGACGGTAATAATAGCACACCTGATTTGAGAGATAGATTTGTTATTGGTGCAGGTAATAATTTTAGTGCTGGCAGCACTGGTGGGAATAACTCATTAACTTTAACAGAAGCAAATCTTCCCTCACATCGACATTTTGTTGTAAGTAATGATCTTGGGGGTCAAAATAGAACAAATTCAAATGTTAGTGCTAATAATCAAGTGCGAAAAGGAACTGGTGCGAGTAACCTTTTTGAGGGATATAATCTAGCAAGCACAGGAAGTGATGCAGCATCAGGTCGTAGTTCAGCAGTTGGAAGTGGCACTCCTATTGATAATAAACCTGCATATCACGCTCTTTGTTATATAATGAAAACTTAATTATGTATGATGAAAATTTGAATGTGCCAGAGGTCTTTTTAAATCAAGACTTTATTGGTGTATGGGATAATGTAATTCAAAAAGATTTTTGTAAATTTATTATTGACTCAATTGACACGTCAACACAAATAGTTAATCGAGACAATAATTATGTACAAGATAAACAGATAAATTTAGAAGCATTTAATCCACACGCAGCAAAACATATATTAGATGCTGTAAGATTATGTTTGGAACAATATGTTGATTGGTTTCCATTTTTAAAAGAATGGAATTTTCATAGTAGCGGGTGTTTATTACAAAAAACTATCCCAACTCATGGTTATCATAACTTTCATTCAGAGAGTGGTGAACTAACAAATGCATCTAGAACTTTGGTTTGGTCTGTTTACTTTAATGATGTAGAGCAGGGCGAAACAGAGTTCTTGTATCAGAAGCAAAGAATAAAACCAGTAGAGGGAAGAGTTGTTATTTTTCCTGGCTCATTTACTCATTTACATAGGGGTAATCCACCTTTAAATACAAAATATATTGCAACAGGTTGGTTGGCAACAAATACGATTGGTGCAATGAACTGTATCATGTAGTTGACATAAATTTGTGTTAGTATTAAAATATAAATATTATGGTTTATACGATAAAAAATGGAAAAGGAGAAGACTCCTGTAGAAAGACTGCATGATGATATCCGTCGTGCAATTGAAAAAATAGAAGATGATGTGGATGATATTGTGCGTATACATTGCCACGAGAATGATGATGCAGGCTAAATAGTTTACCTGCTTACAATCTGTGTACAAACTCACCACTAAAT